TAATGATTCAACACAAGTCTTTACTTCTAAGGCTAAAGCTGAATATTATGCTAGAAGCATCAACCAATCTGACTTTGGTGGAGAAGAAGTATATACAGTTGAAGTTCATGAGTTTGAAATATCAAAGCAAGGCATTTTACAAGCCATGAGTGCTGGTGCTTATATTTGTGGCGGTGGACAAATTGGTTATGAAATATAAAGTACAAGACAACTGCATCGAAGGTTATGAAGGTAATGTATTGGTATCTTTGCTGTACATTACCGATCCTGTGGCAAGAGCAAAATATATTTTACAATTACACAATTCAGGAGAACTAGATGCGAGAGCCTAAAGACCTAATCATCTTATTGCTGCTTGGCATCATCTTAGCTTTTGTTTGGAACTTAGAGATTTATTTAGTATGAGCCACCCTGTCAATGACGAAATACTTGACCGCCTAAGAGAAGAAGGTGAAGCATTGGGATATACAGGAGAAGTATTAGAAAAATGGATTTGGATGAAGTTTCATCAATTAGAAGAGAAATGAACACTTTAGAATTATTTGCTGGTTCAAGAAGTTTTAGTAAAGTTGCTGAAAAATTTGGACATGAAACTTTTACTACTGATTGTGAGCCATTTGAAAAAATAGATGTAGTTTGTGATATTTTTGATTTTGACATTGATAAAATGCTTTTTGAAGAATATGGAATACCTGACATCATTTGGGCGAGTCCACCTTGTACATTCTTCTCTGTAGGATCAATTGGCAAACATTGGCACAAAGACCATACCCCAAAAACAGGAGAAGCATTATATGGCATGGAGATAGTAGAAAAGACAAATGAGATTATAGATATTATAAAACCCAAATATTATTTTATTGAAAATCCACGTGGCAAATTAAGAAAGCTACCAATCATTGAACAACACCCTTATCAAAAAACTGTTACTTATTGTTCTTATGGTGATAACAGAATGAAACCAACTGATATTTGGACTAACTTTGATTTTGAAACTAGACCAATGTGCCACAATGGCAATCGAGATTGTCACCATGAACCAGCACCACGTGGCTCACAAACAGGCACACAAGGATTGAAAAACAGCTATTTAAAATCACAAATACCTTCAGCATTGTTTGAAGATATTTTTATGGAGATAGAGAACAATGAAAGAAGATCATAAAATGCAAAACTCATGGGAAGCCATGAGCAAGGCAAGGACAGCAAAATATCAAGCGTATAAAAAAACTGTCATGCCAATAATCAAGGAGATACAAGCATCAGGTGTTAAATCTTTACAAGGTATTGCTGATGCTTTATCGGATAGAGAAATCAAAACTAGGTATGGCAAAGATATTTGGCATCCCTCACAAGTTAAAAATTTATTGGAACGATGATTCCTTTTCCAAATAAAAAATACAATATTATTTATGCTGACCCAGCTTGGTCTTACAAAGATAAGGCAAGTGCTGGACAGCGTGGTGCAAGTTTCAAATATCCAACACAATCACAAGATTGGATTTGTAATTTACCTGTTGCTGATATTTCTGCCGATGATTGTGTTTTGTTTTTATGGATCACTATGCCTAAATTAAATGAAGTTATGGAAGTTATTGATGCTTGGAATTTTCAATACAAAACTTGTGCTTTTACTTGGATAAAAAAAAATAAGATAAAACCTACTTGGTTTATGGGCATGGGAAGGTGGACAAGGGCAAATGCAGAATTATGTTTGTTAGCCACAAAAGGAAAACCACAAAGAATAAATGCTGGTGTGCATAGCGTTGTAGATACACCGATTGAAAGACATTCAAAGAAGCCTGACTGTGTAAGAGATAGGATTGTTGAATTGTGTGGTGATTTACCAAGAATAGAATTATTTGCAAGAGAAAAAACCGAAGGTTGGGATGTTTGGGGAAATGAAGTCTAAAAAGAAATTAAAATTACTACTTAACAATTCACACGACAGCATTTATATCGACTTTGATGATTTTAGATGTGTCTTTAAAGAACATGGCATCACTTGTGTTTATTTAGTAGGCAGAGAAAAACCGATTGAATGTCGTGATTCTGTAGATGAAATATCAGATCAAGTTTATAAACATTATGAGTAAAGTAAAAAGAACTTTTAGTTCTGCGGTAAGGCAGCCATATCAGGATGCTATAGGTATAATATTGAAGGTCATTGATTATCATAATGAACAGGCTAGGAAGGATTTTGGCAATCATCAATTCCATAGCAAACAAGCTACTGTTTTAAAATTATGGATGATTGACATGAAAGAATTTATAACCAAGCATGAAGAAAAAGAATCCCTATCAATACAAGACACCGAAGAAGAAACAAGGAGAGAAGAAGTTTTATCAAGCATTGATGAAAATGTACAAACAAAATAAACAAGGAGAAGAAGATGAAAACACAAAAGATTGACCATACTGCTGAAGCTGTTGGAAAACTTACACCTGATTATGAAATCAGTTGTAGCTTACTTGAGCCATTGATTACAGGACAGAATCCATATCAAACTAGAAATCAAGTATTAGAGAATTGTCATAAAGCCTTGAAAGGTGAAGATATCAGAATACCAACTAATAATTATATGGAAGTAGGTAACGTCTTAGAAAAGCCTGTAGCTGAGTTGGCATCTAAAAGGATTGGCTTATTAGATATACAGTTGGTAGTAGAAGAAGCTGTCAGACATAGCAAGGTCACGCTAAATGGCTCAATAGACTGTATTGGTGTAGCTGATAATCTATTCATTACCAAAGATGTAGAAAAAGGTTTTTATTGTCCTGAACTTGAAGATGGCGAAGGCATTAAGCTGAATGGTAAAGGTATCGTTGAAATCAAAGTTACCAATGCACCATTAAGCGAAAGCCTACCGCCCTATCGTGGTGTTATACAGGTCAAAGGTTTGATGGCAATAACCGAATTTATGTGGAGTGTCGTTTGTGTTTTAAATGGTTCTGATTTAAGAATGTATTTCTATCAACGTGATGAACAATGGGAGAAAGATGTGCTTGAACCTACTGTCATAGACTTTAACAATAGGATTGCTCATTGTGATTGGTATGACCCTTTTGATACAAAGGAAGCTGGTTATATCACACCGCAAGACAATGGTGAATCTACCGAACTAACAAAGCAAGACCAAGTACAGATAGATAATATTGTGGCTTGGGAAGCACAGATAAAGAATCTAAAGGACAATATCGAAGAAGCTAAGAAAAGCATTATGATGTCTATGAAAGACGCTAAGGAAGGCTATTCTGAAAGCCATAAAGTCGTGTGGCAGACAATTAATTACAAAGCACAACCTGAGAAGGTAGTACCAGCATAAGAAGCCTATACTTCAAGAAGATTTAGTATCAAAGAATTACCAAAAAAAGATTAGATAATAGTTGTAATAGTTGTAAAAATCATTAATATAATAGTTGTAATTATCAATAAAGGAGAAAATTATGACTAATCACAGACCTAATTACTACATAAGCACAGGTGCATTAAATAGGATGTACACCTTGTGGTTTAAAGGTATTAAAAGAGATGGTTTTATTACTAATCTATCTACTGATCCTGAAGAAGCAGTACAAAAAGCAAAAGATATTATTTCTAAAGAACACCCTGATTGGTGTGCTAAAACAATTGCAGAAGAATTAGATTTTGGTATTACAGAATATACTCTTGACGAAATAATTCATAGAAATCAAGAGCAAATAATTGCTGATGCCGAAGCTAAAAAACAAGCAAACATTCAGAAATGGATTGAGCGTTCTTTGATAATGCTTGGAGAAGGTATTTACAATCCATTTCGTAAATACACAGATAAGTTTGGCGTTCCTCAATACTACGAACTCAAAGATTTAAGCCAAAGCGATATTAATTATTGGTGCAACTTACAAGAGTTCAAAAGTCCTGTACACGAAGCTATGTCAGAATACTGTAAAAAATTAGGCTATGTAGAAATCATCAAGAACGCAAACAAGCATTTTGGTAATGTAGGTGATAAAAAAGTAAGAGTCAGAGTACAATTTGTTTCAATGAGTTCATCTATGTCACCATTTGGTTATAAAGTCATGCAAGATAAATTCAAGTTTCATACTGAAGATGGTGCAAGAATTTATTGGTCTACTACGAGCTGGACAGCAGCTTCAAAAGTGCTATGTGTTTATGACGAAAATAATGACTATGTAAGAGACCTTAGAGAAGGTGAGTGGATTACTATAGAAGGAACTGTAAAAAAACACATTAATTTTCAACCAACTGAATATCTTGATTCAGATACAGGCAAAACTATAGAGCAAAAATCAGACAAGATTTACAAAAGCACAGTAATGATACGAGTCAAAAAAGTATCAGATTGATCTCAATTCTCCCCTATAACGAGTCGGTAGTTTCTATCGGCTCGTTTCTTTACTTGTACCGCATAAGTAGAATCCAATAGTTCTTCACCAGCTAGTTCAAAATCTCTTTCTTCCATAGCTTCAAGCATTTTAGTAAATCTACACAATCTTTTGATTCCTAGATTAAAACACATATCTGCTAAGACCAATCTGACGTTGTAAGGCATAGATTGCCAAAAAGGTATGTTTCTATCAAGATCATTAAAGACACCATCCATGTCATTTGATAATAACAACTCTGCTTCTTGGATAGTTATGCCATTGTCAGTTAGATTACGACCAACGCCAATGGTGGTTTTATCGCTAGTACATTGATAAGGTTTAAGTTCCATGCCTTCATTCTTGATAAGCATTTCTTTTAAATCATCAATCAGTTCTTTGGTAACACCTGTTTCCATTATGGCTTGTACGAATCTTTGACGTTTTCTTCTCGCATATTGTTTCTCGCAACACCTCTATATTTTTCAAAACTTCTCATGCCTGATAATCCTAATAAAGATAATGTTAAAGTCATAAGACCTTCAGTATCAATATCAGGTGGCACAATATCAATGGTAAATGTCCATACCACCCAATTAAGTATTGGTGCTAAAAAATATGCCCATGCTAATCCCAATGCACATATCCACATGATTGCTGGTCTAGCACCTGCGACAAAGATAGAACCATGTTTTGCTTGTGCAAGATTTATTTCATTTTGTGATTTTTGCAAGTCTATCATTTGCGATTTGATACTTGCTTCTAATTCCATACGCTTAGTTTTATCAGGTATAGCTTTACCGATTAAATCGCTTATTGGTTTAAAAAATTTATCAATCATCTTCTTTGCCCTCTAATATGTTTTTAAGTTTTTGTCGCTTTTCATAAGCAGAATCTTGGTGTAAGTCTTTATCAACTATCTTTTCTAATTTAAGTGATTCTATCTTAGTATTGCTGATAAAACGCCATGTATAGCCATCACGACCATAAACACCAAAGACAGTAGTACCTATACCTATTTTAATTATCATGGCTTGTTCGCCATCTAATAAGACCTTATCGCCTTCGTTGAATTGTGAGTTTAGTTTAAATTTAAGACCTTTGATAAAAGATACAGAATAATCTTTAAGAGCAAGACCGCCTAAGACACTTGCTAAAAATATTGAGATTTCAACATAATATTGCTCAAGATTCATTCTACATAAAGAAGGCATTAATCACTAAGGAAGATAACAGACCGATAACAATACCAGCTATCTGCCATAATCTTTTATTGGTAGTATTTATATCCGATTCAATAGAATCTAATCTGCGAAAATTTTCTTTCCATTTCTGTTCACAAACTCTTTCATGTCTGTCTAAAGAGTTGGCTACTTGTTCAACAGTTGGCTTTTTAGTCGATTGTCTTGGTTTCGCTGTCGCTTTCTTTCTCGGCATTTCCTATACCTCTAAGGCTTTCTAATAAAGACTTTGATTTGAGATCAACCAATTGTTTCTTATCAGAAAACTCTCTTGCCATTGGTTCAATCTCCATACATCTTTTTTGTAAGGCTAAGACATCATTGAATAAACTTCTTTGTTCGTCGGTCATATCTTCTTTGTTGTATTCTTCAACCTCGCCATTATCGTTTCTAACTTGTATATCTGACATATTATTCTCCTATTGTTTTTGTTTCTTGTGTTGGTGTAACTAATTCAGCTACTTGATTGCTTATGTTAGCTTTGTATTCTGCAACTTCATCTTCTCCCATAGCAGATTCTACCCAACCTGTAATTTGGTCATTGGTCAAATCAGCAAAAGCAGTAAAACTAGATAAATCAGAAGTATCAAGTTCTTGTGTACCATATACTGTACTAGCATTATTTGAATCATCTTCTCCTGTTAATCGCCAATGCACGTTAAAGACAGTATCTTCATTACCATCAATGGTTTTTACATCTACAGTTTTACAATCCCAAGTATAATTAATTGCCATAAT